TATTGAAAATTGGGACAAGGTGATAAAGCCATGAGAAGCATAGGCCTACATCTATCAGAAGCTTTTCTAAGAAAAAGATACGTTATGGATAAGAAAACTCCAGAAGAGATTGCTGGGGAGTGTGGGGTTAGTGTACAATTAATATACCGACAATTAAAGAAATTTGGTCTAAAGAGATGAAGGATGCTGTTAACCACCCAGAACACTATATATCTCACCCAAGTGGGATTGAAACTATTCAGATAACTGAACACATGAATTTCTGCCTTGGAAATGTGATAAAGTATGTTCTGAGGGCAGAATACAAGGGAAACAAACTAGAGGACCTTAAAAAAGCTGCTTGGTATTTAAACAGGGAGATAAGCAATGAAGAAAAAAACATTCACCAGTCCTAATTCCCACCTATTCAAAAGGGAGGACTCATATATACTTCCTGACGGAAAAGTTGTTGAAAAGGGCCAGGTAATAAAGATATCTGGGGAGCATGGCGTTAGGTTTAGGTTTCACTCACACGTTACCCGCATGGATTCTGGAATAGAATGGATAGACTGTTTTGAGTTGCAAAAGGGTACCCCATCAGGTTGGAGATCTTTTAGGGCGGAGAGAATAAAAGTAATACCCGTTAGAAGAAGACGTAATAAGAAGAAGGCTGTATAATATTACTGTGCCAAGAAATAATTTAAAAAATTATGAACAACCTGAATTCTTTGACAGAGAAAAAAATAAAAAAGAAAAACCACAAAAACGAACTGCCTCTAGAAAAAGAGAGGTTCAAAATATGCTTGGAAAAATGAAAGAAAAGAGTGGATGCCTAGATTGTAAAAATAAGTATCCATTCTATGTTCTTGATTTTGATCACACCCGTGGACATAAAGTTGCAAATATCGGACAAATGTTAGATTATTTTAGTATTGAAGACATAATGAAAGAGGTAGCAAAGTGTGACATTATATGTTCCAACTGTCACCGTACCAGAACTTATCTTAGAAAGAACGATAGGGCAAGTATTAACCAAAATTCATTAAAAAACATTGATTCTGCACCCCAAATGTGATAGGATAGATATATTGCATTCGCAAGGGAGGAAAATAAATGACAAAGATAAGGGTTTTAGCAGGAATTCTAGGGGTGATAATTACTCTTAGCACAGCGGTTCCAGCACTAGCAGATAGCAATATCAAATACAAGGCGAGTGGGAACAATAAGGGGAGAAACGTTATCGTCAAGGGACAAAAACTTTATAAATCAACGGTGTCTCTTTATCAGGGCAGGTACTACATGGAGAGGGACAACTCTCTTAGATACTGCATAAGGCACAGGGAGTCGCTCCACTCCTACGGTGCTAACAATGGGTCGGGAAAGTATCGCGGCGCATATCAAGCAGATCTAGACATGGCTGTGGGTATGGGTTGGATGATCCAAAAAGAACTCCGCGCCACTGGCACACCCAAGAAGCAGGCACTATGGATAGGCCAAAAGTTAAGAGACAACACGATTAACAAATGGGCACCGTACTATCAGGACATGGGGTTCTGGATCGTTTGGGATGGTGGCAATGGTAGGGCGCATTGGTCGCAGACAGCCTATAGCTCAAATTGCTAAGAAGCTGATATAATGACCAATAACACAAAAGGAATGATACATGGATGAGATTGTCTTACACATAGAGGAAGTAAACAAGGTTGCCTCTGAGTATATCAAGGGTAATGATGAGTCAACAATATCAAAAACCCTGAGCATTCCCAGGAATAGAGTGGTTAGTCTTTTAAACGAGTGGCGCAGCATGGTGTCGAATAACGAGGCAATCCGTGCAAGAGCAAGGGAGGCACTTGCTAGTGCAGACCAACATTACTCAGGACTAATAAAAAGATCTTATGAGGTTATTGAGGACGCAGAGCAACTGCAAAATCTTGGAGCAAAGACCAATGCCATTAAACTAATTCTTGACATTGAGAATAGAAGAATGGAGATGCTACAGAAGGCGGGACTCTTAGAAAACAAAGAGCTTGCAGATCAGCTACTAGAACAAGAAAGAAAGCAGGAGATTCTGTTGGGAATACTAAAAGACGTTGTTGGCACATGTAGCACATGTAAGTCTGAGGTAGCACGGAGATTGGCCAATTACGGGGGTTCTGGAGAGGCAGTCACTGTATGAGTGTAAACTTTAATGATTTTCTTGGAGTCCTTGATGATGATCCATTTGAAGAGATTCCAGTAGACTTTGAAACATTTGTTTATGGGGAGGGGTATTTGCTTCAGCCCGTGCTCTCTGATATCCAGAGGGATCTCGTTGAGGCAATGAGTCAAATATTTAAGATGGAAGACCTTCAAAGATTTATGGGTGAGGAAGATGGCAGGAAGCATTACAAAAAATATACAAAGGCAGAAGTTCTACTGCAACTAGGAAAAGGGAGTGGAAAAGACCACACCTCTACCATTGGCTGTGCCTATCTAGTATACAAACTACTTTGTCTAAAAGATCCAGCCAATTACTTTGGTAAGCCTCCAGGTGATGCCATTGATATCATTAATATAGCAGTTAACAGTGAGCAGGCAAAGAATGTTTTTTTTAAGGGGTTTAAGAATAAGATTTCAAGATCCCCGTGGTTTGCAGGAAGGTATGACCCCAAGGTAAACAATATTGAGTTTGACAAGGCTGTGACAGTTTACTCAGGTCACTCTGAGAGAGAGGGGCATGAGGGACTAAACTTAATCCTTGCAATCCTTGATGAGATCTCTGGGTTTGCTCAAGAATCCGCAACTGGAAATGAAAATGCAAAGACTGGTGATGCCATCTACAAGGCATTCCGTGCCTCAGTTGATTCACGATTCCCAGACTTTGGCAAGGTGGTTCTTCTGTCATTCCCAAGATATCCAGGGGACTTTATCTCCAAGAGGTACGATGATGTTGTCTCTGAAAAAGAAGTAGAACACAAGAAACATACTTTTATTATTAATGATGATTTTCCACCAGATGACCCAGACAATAACTTTACCATTGAGTGGGAGGAAGACCATATAATCTCATACAAGTATCCAGGAGTGTTTGCCATTAAGAGACCCACATGGGAGGCAAATCCAACAAGAAGTATTGATGACTTTAAGATTGCCTTTATGACAGACTATTCAGACGCTATGCAAAGGTTTGCCTGTGTACCGTCATTTGTTTCAGATGCTTTCTTTAAGCAAAAGGATAAGCTGGAGAGAGCAATGGCCCTTCATAATCCAGTAGACAACTTTAAAAGACTAGAGGCAGCCTTTCAACCAGAGGAGGACGTTAGGTATTTCCTTCATGCTGACCTTGCTCAAAAACATGATAAGTGTGCGATAGCCATTGCCCATGTAGACAAGTGGGTACAGGTGAGAACATTTAATGACTATACTCAAATTCACCCATTTGTAATTGTTGACGCTATTGTTTGGTGGGAACCTCATAAGGAAGGACCAGTAGACCTATCAGAAGTAAAGAATTGGATTATTAACTTTAGGCGTGACGGATACCAAATTGGACTGGTTACATTTGACAGGTGGCAATCATTTGATATTCAACAGGAACTTAAGAGTGTTGGAATTAAAACAGACACACTCTCTGTTGGAAAAAAACACTATGAAGACCTCGCAATGCTTATTTATGAAGATCGTGTGCTGATGCCACACATAGACATCCTGTTAGAAGAAATGAGCCAGTTACGCATTGTGAGCGATAAAAAAGTAGATCACCCTCGTAAAGGCTGCTTTACAGGTGACACGCTCATACCCCTCCTTGACGGTACAGATCAGACAATAGAGAGCCTTGACGGATCTGAAGTCTGGGTGTACTCCTATGACTTGGAGACTGACACGGTTGTCCCTGCAAAAGGCACAGTTAGCAAGACTTGGGACACACAAAATTTAGTTAGAATAGTACTTGATAGTGGTGCAGCAGTTCAATGCACACCCGATCACCTACTCCTGCTTAGGTCTGGCTCATACAAGGAAGCTCAGCACCTACGTCCAGGTATAGATAGGCTGATGCCCCTAGGCAGGCACTTTCCCATGAACGGTGGGTATGAAGGCATATCTTGGAAGGACGGCAGGAAGACACCAACCCACAGAGTGGTAGCCGAATACATCTATGGAAACGTGCTCAACACTGAAAATATAGTCCATCATAAGAATGAGAACAAAATAGACAACAGACCTGATAACCTTGAGGTGATGACGAAGAAAGAACATGCAGCACACCATGGTTCAGAAGTCAACGACCACCAGCGTCAAGCAATGTTGGAAGGAATGGTTAAGTTTAACCAAACTGACAGCACCAGAGAGATGAGAAGTGCAAGTGCAAAGCTTATAAGCTCAGAAGAGCATATAAGAAGGGCAACCTTAAGACCTGCCTACCGTTCAGATGTAACGATAGACAAACTAATTGAGTTAAGAGGTGATGAAGATGCAAAT